ACGGCTCCCGTAGTGATCACCCCCACGGTGTGGGCCGCGTACCTGTGCCTACTCTGTCTCGTTGCAGCGGATGTGCTGATCTTTCACCGGCCGATCGCCGCGTACATCGGTCGGTATCAACGCCACGGCAGGCACCGACCGCAACCTGTCGTGCCGCACGTTCATCAGGCGTACACGGTGCTGGACGGCTACGCCTACTGCGATTGCGGTGAAGTGAAACGACTAGCGGACGGCAACTATCCACAGTCTGACTGAAACTGTGGATAAACTTGTGGACGTGAGCGGTAAGGAATCCGGACGCACACGGTCCTGCGGGATCGGTGCATCTTTCACGCGCCTACCCGACGCTATCCTGTGGGCTCGAATAGGGCAGGATGTCACTGGCGGTTCCTGGATTGTTCGCCGCACCCCGACAGGCTGGGCTGCCCTAAGCCCCACTGACCAGAAGCAGGAACGGGAACTTGTCACTACCCGCTAGTAGCAGCGTAAAATAGTTCACTCACCCATCACTGTTTTGGAGATGACCTTTCCGCATGGCCACCGTAACGAACACCACCCTCGTTGACGACATGGACGCCACCCCCGACGGGGTAGCCACCGTCACATTCAGTGTCGACAACTACAAGTACGAAATCGACTTGACCGGAGCCAACCGGGAGAAGCTGTACAACGCGCTGGAGCCGTTCATGGAGGCAGGCCGGCAGATCCGGCAGGACACCGCGAAAGCTAAGGCGCCCCGTAACGGCCGTCAGCCTGCCCGTACCGACCCGGAGCAGCTCGCCGCTATCCGAACCTGGGCGCGGGAAGCGGGCCATGCAGTCTCGCCACGGGGCCGCATAGCTCAGGCTATCCAGGACGCCTACAACCAGGCGCATCAGGAGGCGACAGCATGACCGAGATCCAGTGGCGGAAGAGTTCGTTCAGCAACGGCAGTTCCGCATGCGTGGAAGTAGCCCCGACGTGGCGGAAATCATCGTTCAGTCAAGGCAACGGCAACTGTGTCGAGACGATGCCGGAACCGTCCGGGTTCGCGATTCGCGATTCGAAACTGGGTGACGCGAGCCCCGTCCTGCACTTCACTGCCGCCGAGTTCGCGGCATGGGTCAAGGGCTGCGCCGCTGGAGAGTTCAACCTTGAATAGCCCTTGACTGCTAGTCACTAGTCGGGCTAGGGTTCAAGTGCACGGCAGGAGCCCGATCCCCCCCGGTCGGGTGGCCTGCCACCTAGGAGTAGCACAGGGTGCGCGCTGGTCTCCAAAACCGGCGCCGGAGAGTCCGAGTCTCTCTGCTCCTGCAAACCGAAGTCGCTGGACGTGTGTCCTACGATGATGGTTGCGGACGTCAGGCGAGCGGAAGCGGACCAGACGGAACGCTCGAATGTTGCTAACTGGACAGCGTGCCGAAAGTAAATTCTTCGGGGGTTCAACCAATCAGTCTAGTGCTGTGCAGTTGTCCCAGCCCCCGAGTTGAGCCATGGCAGAGGGCCTCGTTCTCTGCTACTAGCGGGTGTGGCCTAGTGGCTGGGCCCCTGCCTTCCAAGCAGGTTACGGGAGTTCGATTCTCTCCATCCGCTCTTGGTCCGCTCGACCAAACAGCCCTAGCAGGGGGCGTCATACTCTGCTACCCGCCCGGCCGTCTGGGACGGCCCGACCCTTGTAACGTCGGTAGGACAGTCCGATTCTGTCGCTGGGCTCGTGATGTAGTCCCGGATGATGACGGTTGCAAACGTCTGACTGCGGGATCACCGGAGATACGGCGGGACAGCACTCCGTCACCAAAGCAACCCGCCCCATGCCCCGCAAGTTCAAGTAGCGGAACGCCGCTCTCGTAAAGCGGAGGCTCCCCGTGCAAGTCGGGGGCGGGGCTCAGCGCGGCGGGAGGGTGCCCGGTGTCCGCAGTTCGTAGGGTGCTGCTAGCCGGGGATCACGCACAGCGCTAGATACCAAACTGGTCAGCGACCCGCACTGGCCCGTCATGCCTTGCATGCTCGCGTGGGCGAGCGCCGTCTTGGTAAGACGGAACAGCCGTGTTCGACTCACGGGTAAGGCTCTCGATACGGAGCGGGTTGACGGCATCCCATGCGGACTCTGAATCCGCGCCACGCTGGTTCGAGTCCAGTCTCCGTAGCCATTCTGGGGTGGGTTGACGGCATCCCGTCCTGACTTTGAATCAGGGTCACGCAGGTCCGACTCCTGCCTCCAGAGCTTTCGCAGCCAAGCACATGCGGATGTGCGGCCGTCTGAAGAGCGGCAGGCACGTGGTTCGAGTCCACGGGCTGCGGCGTTACCGACATCTAGCTCATCTGGTGAGAGCGCCGCTCTGATACAGCGGAGGTGCGAGGTTCAAGTCCTCGGGTGTCGACAGTAGCCTTAGGCCGCAGTAAGGCTAGCTAAGTCGCCCGGGTATCCCGACAACTACCATTCGCGACGGTAGAACCTGCGGTACTGGCTCCGTTGGGGTAGTGGCAGCCCACCTGTTTCTCAGACAGGCAGCACGCGTTCAATCCGCGTACGGAGTGCTCTGGCGTCATGGGGTAATTGGCTAGCCCCCCGGCCTTTCAAGTCGGATGGTACCGGTTCGAGTCCGGTTGGCGCTGCGCGTCCGTAGCTCAGAGGCAGAGCCGCCGGCTCTTACCCGGCAGGTCGGGATTTCAAAATTCCCCGGGCGTACGTATCAAGGGTCTCTAGTTGAATGTACAACCGCGAGCTTTTACCTCGTCAGGTGGGGGTTCGAGTCCCCCGGGGCCCACTCGTAAGGATCGATCTGGTGTCGTTCAACGGTAGGCGCCCGCGCCTTGCAAGCGTTGGGGACTCGGTTCGATTCCGAGCACTTCCACGTCGGGACAGCGGATAGGTGAATCGTATGTCGCCGAGAAGCCCCCCGGGGGACTTCCGCTGTTCCTTCATCCTTCGTCGGTCCGGTCTGGAACGGATGCAGCCTTGTCACGGCTGAGAACGCGGGTTCAAATCCCGCACGAAGGACTCTGCCCGGCTCGTCTATTGGTAGGGCCCCGCTCTTACAAAGCGGAGAACGAGGTTCAATTCCTCGGCTGGGTACAAGGCAGCGCGGGCGACTTTAATCGCTTCAAGCGGGCTCAGGCGCCCCTAGTAGTCAGCGCGCTGGCGGCCGGGGCGCCGGATCTGGAAGTCGGTGCGGGATGGCCGCAAGCCGCCTTGAAAGCGGTCGCTGGGTGAAAGCCTATGGGTTCGACTCCTACGATTTCCGCAATGGGGCTCTATCCCAATCGGTAGAGGATGCTCCCTTAAAAGGAGTTCAGTCACGGTTCGAGCCCGTGGAGCCTCACGTGCGTGTGGTGGAATTCGGTATACACGGCAGGCTCAAACCCTGCTGCCTGTGAGGGCATGCGAGTTCAAGTCTCGCCACGCACACCAAGGAAGGTAGGCCATTTGGTCTGGCAAGCACGTTGCTAGCGTGTCGCGGTACCCAATCCGCAGAGTGTTCAATCCACTCACCTTCCGCTTCCCTGCCAGTTAGCTTAGCGATTAGCTGGCGGCAGGGCCTCGCGTGCGTAGACCAATTGGTAGGAGTCGACTGGCTTAGACCCAGTACAGTGGAGGTTCGAATCCTCTCGCGCGCACCACCGGGATATACGGTAGAGGTCAACCGACCGAGTTTGGGACTCGGAAGCCGGACGTTCGAATCGTCCTATCCCGACTGTGACTGAATGCAACGAAGTGAGCAGGCGCACTGTGAATGCGTCGTACCGGATGCAAGTTCCGGCAGTCACCCCGGGTAGGCCCGGCTCTGAGAGAAGCCAGCAGGCTGTAAACCTGCCGCCTCGCGCTGAGGGGGTGCGAATCCCTCCCTGCCCACCATGGCGCCGTGTCCTAGGGAAGAGACGGCCTGCAAAGCCGTCTACCCGGGTGCGATTCCCGGCGGCGTCTCTCCTGCCCTCGTGGTCCAACGGACACGACACGAGCCTACGAAGCTCGGGATGCACGTTCGATTCGTGCCGGGGGTACGTACGGGCGACTAGCTCATCGGTTAGAGCGGCTGGCTTATTCCCAGCGTCGTGCGGGGTTCAATTCCTCGGTCGCCTACTTGCCTCTGTGGGCTAACGGATAGGCCAGCGGTCTTCTAAGCCGTACATCATGCGGGTTCGATTCCTGCCAGGGGCGCTTTCTCCCGGTAGCTCAGTAGACAGAGTGCCGCTCTCCGAAGGCGGAAGCCGTAGGTGCAACTCCTACTCGGGAGACTTTATGTTCGGCACGCTGTTACAGCGGCGCGGCTGTTGGTCGCCCGCAGGGGCTCATATCCCCTGTTACGCCCGTTCGATTCGGGTCGCCGCCACAACGGTCACGGCGACAAGGCCCTGTGTGGTTCATCCCTCCCGAACCTGTTGGACACCTGCCAGTAGACATCCTGGTTCGCCGTGACCGCTCTCTTTTGACAGGTAGTCAACTAGACTCGGGGTATGACTTCCGGCCGTCTCTCCGTGTGGGAAATGGCCGCTGCGAAGTTGGAGGGAACGCTGCGACTCGCGAAAGACGCGGCGACACCCGGTGAGTTAGCCGGGATTCTCGATCCCCAGACTGTACAGACCCCCGCACTGGAGTTGATCGACCAGCGGCTAGTCGAGGCGAGTAAGCCGTACGGGCGGCTGATGGTGGCACTGGCCCCTCAGGAAGGTAAGTCGACGCGTTGCGCGATGTACTTCCCGCTGTGGCTGCTGATGCGGAATCCGGATCTGCGGATCGCTATCGCCTCCTACGAGTCAACGATCGCCCGCCGCTGGGGGCGCGCCATCCGCAACCTGATCATCTCCCACCCGGAACTCGGGTTGAAGGTGAAAGGCGACACGGCGGCTGCGCATGAATGGGCGCTAGACGGGAAGCACCCGAAAGACAGTAAAGGTTACGAGGCGCCACACCGGGGCGGACTGATCACCGCAGGACTGGATGCGGCCATAACCGGTCGGCCCGTAGATGTGCTCGTCATCGATGACCCCGTGAAAGACCGTGCGCAAGCCGAGTCGCAGGTGTACCGGGAACGTGCGTGGGACTGGTGGACGGATGCAGCGCGCCCCCGGTTCGGGCCCGGTGCGATCGTGGTGGTGGTGCAAACCAGATGGCATGAGGACGACCTGACAGGGCGTCTACAGGTCCGTGACGCCGACACGTGGACCGTGCTGAACGTCCCTACACAGGCGGACCACCGGCCCGAAAAAGGCGAGACAGACCCCCTAGGGCGCGAGCCGGGCGAGTACATGATCTCAGCTCGCGGTGACCGCATGCCGGACTGGCTCGCCCAGCAGAAATCCCCCTCCACGTGGGCGGCGCTGTACCAGGGGAAACCCGCGCCGGCTGAGGGCACGCTGCTGAAACGGCCGTACTGGGTGTACTACGACACCCCGAAAGCGATACGGCAGCCGGACGGGACGATGCTCGCACTCGGCGCCGATGAGGTGATCCAGTCGTGGGACTGCGCATTCAAAGACACGAAAGCCTCTGACTATGTGGTGTGCCAAGTATGGGGGCGCTGGGGTAACGACGCGTACCTGCTGGACCAGGTGCATGAACGGCTGTCGTTCACGGGCACCGTGGAAGCGGTGAAACGGGTCTCGAAAGAGTGGCCGCAAACCCGGTTGAAGCTCGTGGAGGACAAGGCGAACGGTACCGCTGTAATCGATCATCTGAGACGGGAGATCACGGGGCTCGTGCCAGTACAGGTGAGGGACGGGAAGTACGCGCGTGCGGTCGCTGTGTCGCCGTTCATCGAGTCGCGGCATGCGTTCATCCCGTCGGAGAACCTGTCCCGCTGGGTGCAAGGCTTCGTCGATGAGTGCGCGACGTTCCCGAACAGCACCAACGATGACCAAGTTGACGCCATGACGCAAGCCCTTGATCGGTTGTTGGGGCATCCGGTGAAGGTGTCGATCCGTCGCCCGCCGCAGCAGTTGAATCTACCGTCGGGGGT